GCTGTGTAAAAAATACACAAGCTCAGGGGTGAAGCTGTGTAAAAAATACACAAGCTCAGGGGTGAAGCTGTGTAAAAAATACACAAACAAAAACGGGCGGGCCAAAGTCTGCCCCAACTCAACCGCTTGCCATCCCCGCAATCCCAGTTTACTTTCTCCACATGTCACTTGCATACGACTCCACGCGTTGGACAAACCGCCTAGCCTTCGACATTGCGCTCAGACTTGAGGGCAGTGGTGAGGAGGTCGATGAAATTTTGGAGCGGCACAGCATCCAAGCGCAAGACTTGTTGTCATTCAATAAAGACCCGATCTTTCTCAAGAAGGTGGAAGGTTATCGGGACGAGATTCGTGACAAGGGCATTCTCTTCAAGACCAAGGCGCGGCTGCAGGCTGAAGAGCTTCTCACAACCTCTTGGTTATTGATTCACAATCCTGACGTAAGCGCAGCGGTCAAAGCGGACCTCATCAAGTCCACGGTGAAGTGGGCTGGTCTGGAGCCGAAGAATGAACCAGTGGATTCCGGCGCGGCTGGCGGCGTGCGCATAATGATAAATCTCGGGGGTCAGGAGCTTGGAAGTGCAAGGCTTATCGACGTTGATGCGTCAACTCCTGCAGACTCTGAGATTGAGGCCGAGGCCAGCGACGTTTGACTTCACAAGTCTAAGCGAAGCGACTCTGATGGAAAAGTTGTTGACAATCCAGAACCTGTCCTACCAGACTAAGATACTCAAAACCAAGCGCGCAGGCGTGATCTACCGGATCACTGTGCTGGATCAGACCCATGGCTCTTGACATCAATTACACGCCCCCGCCGACGGGGGTTAAGTTCATGGGGTCCGACGCGAAGATGCGCGTACTGCTCGGGCCGGTTGGTAGTGGCAAGTCTGTCACCTGCTCGTTCGAGGTCATCCGCCGGGCGTCCATGCAGGAGCCGAATCAGAACGGTGTGCGCAAGACGCGCTTCGCTGTGGTGCGCGAGACGGCGAGGCAGTTACAGGATACGACGATCAAGACGTTTCTCGATTGGTTCCCACCGGGGGTGTGCGGCGACTACATGCGCACGACCAAGACGTATTTCTTCAAGGTGGGCGACGTCGAGAGTGAGATCATGTTCCGTGCGCTCGACGACGCGGATGATGTGGCGAACCTCAACTCGTTGGAGCTTACGGGCGCGTGGTTCAACGAGTGCCGAGACATTCATCCCGACATCGTGGACGCGATGTCTAAGCGTATTGGCCGCTTTCCGTCCAAGAAAGACGGCGGGCCGACATGGCATGGAATGTGGGGGGACACCAACCCGCCGACCATGGACACATGGTGGTACTACCAGCTTGAGCATCTCAGCCCTGTGGATGGGGTCAGCTTCAACGACAACGGCTGGGATGTGTTCAAGCAACCGTCGGGTCGTAGTCCCTACGCCGAGAACATAGAGAACCTCCCCGATGGGTATTATGATACTCAAGGTCGATCAGATGAGTACATACGGGTTTATATCGACGGAGAGTATGGACTCTCCAGTGCAGGTCTACCTGTTTACAAATATTTCCGGCCAGACTATCATATGGCCTCTTCTCGACTCCGGCCCATTACCAACGGAGTCCGCCCAATCATTGTGGGCATGGACCTTGGCCTCACACCTGCCGCTGTCATTGGACAGCAAGACCCGCGCGGGCGCGCACTGATATTTGCCGAAGCGGTCAGCTTCGATATGGGCATTCAGCGTTTCGTTCGCACAGTCCTCAAGCCGTTGCTGTATGAGAAGTTTTCAGGGGCCACCATCATGGTGGTGGTCGATCCCGCTGGCGTGCAGAGGGCGCAGACCGACGAGCGCAGCGCGGTGGACATCATCAAGGCTGAGGGGCTTCGGGTCATCCCAGCCCGCACCAATGCGGTCGCGGCGCGCATCAACGCGGTGGACGAGTACCTCATGCGGCAGGTTGACGGCGATCCTGCCTTCCTCGTTGACCCCGGCTGCACCAACCTCAAGGCGGCGATGATGGGTGGCTACCGCTACAAACCCAAGAGTGACGGGGCTATCGACAAGAACTCCCACTCCCACGTTGCCGAGGCGCTGCAGTATCTAATGTTGCATTTGCATAGCGTCTCCGATGGGGCGACACTCCAGCAGCGTAGAGAAATCAAGTCTTTTTCGTCTGTCGGGTGGACATAAGGTATATAGTAGTTTAATATCCTTCGTATTGAGGAGGGTATTATGCCTAAAATGATAGACGTCACAGGTGAGGTGTTCGGCAGACTCACAGCTATTGAGCCTATAAGACAGCGCGGCAAAAAAGAAATATACTGGCGCTGTCAGTGTTCATGCGGAAAACTAACGCTTGTCATGGCGCAGAATCTTAGAGAAGGGAAAATCCAATCTTGTGGGTGTTATAAAGCGGAACGTGTGTCTACAAGATTATCAGTACATAGGCATAGCCGTATAGGGGCTGCACAGAAACCATCGCCGGAATATAAAGCGTGGTGTGCTATGAGGGACCGATGCAATCGCCAGAATCATATAGCATATAAAAATTATGGCGGGCGTGGAATTAAAGTCTGCAGTGAGTGGGAAGCGTCATTTACTGCGTTTCTAGCTCATATAGGCCCGAAGCCAACGCCTGCGCACACAGTCGATAGAATAAATGTAGACGGCAATTATGCGCCGGGGAATGTGCGTTGGGCTACGCGCAAAGAACAAGCGGCCAATAAGCGACCACGTATATAGACATAACTCATTGACGGTGCTATAGCTGTGGACGGAAGACCTCCCACGGCTTTTCCATTGCCTCTTGACTTGCCCCGGCGGCGCTCTCCCTTCGTCGTCGGGGTATTTTTGTTTGCATATCAGTCCCGTGTGGGCTATGCTTCATCAGGCCACGAGGCTAGGTGAGTATGTCTGACCTAAAAATTTCTGAACTCCAAGACGGCGCATCTGCCCAATCGGCGGACGCTATTCCTATCGCACGTAGCGGTCAGAACTATTATCTTACAGTTCAGTATCTCAAGAATTTCATCTACGGATCGTCTGGCCAAGTCTCCATTGCGGCAGGCAAAACCCTCGCAATCAATAACTCGATTACGCTGAGTGGCACGGACGGCGTCTCCATCGACTTCGGCTCCGGCGGCACCTTCGCCTACGCCTCTGATGGTCTGGGACAGTTCGCGTCCACCACATCGGCGCAGTTGCGCAGCGTCATCTCTGACGAGACTGGCACTGGGTACCTCGTCTTCTCTAACAGTCCGACGCTGACGACGCCTGATCTTGGCACGCCGTCGGCTGTGACGCTCACCAACGCGACTGGTCTGCCCGTCAGTACTGGTATCTCTGGGTTCGGCACGGGTGTCGCTGCGTGGCTGGCCACGCCTTCGAGCGCTAATCTCCGCACGGCTGTGACCGACGAGACTGGTTCGGGCGCACTTGTATTCGCTACGTCACCTACGCTGACGACGCCTAACCTCGGCACGCCTTCGGCGGCTACGCTTACCAACGCGACGGGATTGCCTGTCTCGACGGGTGTGAGCGGTCTCGGCACCAACGTAGCGACGGCGCTTGCGACGAATGTTGGGACTGACGGCGCATTTGTTGTTAAGGGCGGCGCGCTTGGCACTCCCTCTTCTGGCGACTTGACCAACTGCACGGGCTTCTCGGTCAGCAGCATCGGCGGTCTCGGCACTGGCGTTGCGACGTTCTTGGCCACGCCTTCTTCGGCCAATCTTGCGGCGGCTGTGACCGACGAGACCGGCACGGGTGCGCTGGTCTTTGCTAATAGTCCGACGTTTACGGACGACATCACACTTGGCACGCAGTCTACGACGCGCGGCTCCATCGTTCTCGCCAACACAGCGTCTGGGTCCAAGGCTGTTACGCTTCAGTCATCCAACTCGACGGCTGCGGCTTACACTGTCACGTTCCCTGCGGCTGCGCCCATCAACGGCTATTATCTGCAGACCGACAGTTCGGGTAATTTGTCGTGGGCTGCAGGCGGCGGTGGCGGTGGCGGTTCACCCGGCGGCGTTACGACCAACGTACAGTACAACTCAGCGGGCAATTTCGCTGGTGATGACGCCTTCGCATGGGATGATACGAATCACGCCCTGACCATTGGCACCGCGTCTACGACGACTGGCACGCTTAAGTTTGGTCATGCGTCCAGTTCTTATTTGACGAGTATCAAATCAGGCAATGCAACGGCTGCGGTCACTTATACGCTGCCTACGGCTGATGGCTCGACGACGGATGTTCTCTCAACCAACGGCGCTGGAGCGCTTTCATGGCGGTCAATTCCTGATCCTGTCGCCATGGCCCTAGTTTTCGGGAGCTAATTGATGGCGCTTAAAGGTCAACCCATATCGCTCGGCACCTCGGATACGACGGTATATACTTGCCCGGTCTCGACGGAAGCCAGTGTTCACGGCCTCGTTATCGGCAACAATACCGGTTCAGCGGCTACCTTTACTCTTAAGGTCTACATCCAGTCTACGGCGACGACGACCACGGTTGCGACCGGTATTTCTGTTGCAGCTAACTCGACCTATACGTGGCCCAAGCCCATCGACGTCAATGCTGGCGACATCATTAAGATCGCCGCCAGTTCGCTCAGCACACTGGTCGCGCTGTATTCGGTCTATGAGGGCAGCAATCCGCCGGTTGCCGTAGGCTTCACGCCCCGTGGTACTTGGTCATCGGTAGCGAACTATGTGACGAACGACGTCGTCACGCGCTCCGGCTCCTCCTACCTTGCGCTGCAGGCCAGCACTAATCAGGACCCGACGACGGCTACATCTTACTGGATGGAGTTGTTTCAAGATACCGGCGATGTCACAGGCGCAGCGTCTTCGACGGACAACGCGATTGCACGCTTCGATGGTTCGACGGGTAAGGTCATTCAGAACTCGGCGGCAACCGTTGCTGATACGACTGGTGACATCACAGCCGGTAAATATAATGGCCTGACCGTTTCGACGACGACCGGTACGCTGACGATTGCCAATGGTAAGACGCTGGCGACTGACAACAGCGTTACGTTTGTTGGCACAGATGCAAGCACTGTGTCTTACGGTGCTGGCGGCACGGTCGCCTATACGTCGAACAAACTATCAGCGTTTTCCTCTACGACATCATCCGAACTTGCTGGCGTGATTTCTGATGAGACCGGCACCGGCTCTCTAGTCTTCGCCAATTCACCGTCTTTTACGACGCCGACGCTCGGTGTGGCCTCGGCTACTTCGGTCAACAAAGTCACATTGACTGCGCCTGCGACGGGCGCGACCCTGACGCTTGCCGATGGTTCGACTCTCATTACATCGGGTGCGCATAGCACCACGCTGACGACGTCTGGCACGACGGCGCTGACGCTGCCGACTAGCGGTACGGTGACAGCGCTGGGCAACTCGGTGACGGGTTCGGGCAATATTGTTCTTAATACTTCGCCGTCTCTGACGACGCCGACGCTCGGTGTGGCCTCGGCTACGACGATCAATAAAGTCACGCTGACTGCGCCTGCGACGGGTTCGACCCTGACGATTGCCGATGGAAAGACTGCAACTGTCAATAATACGTTGACACTTGCTGGTACTGACTCGACGACGATGACTTTCCCTGCGTCGTCTACGACGGTCGCGGGCCTTGCGATTCAGCAGGCTTATACCAAGCAGCAGTATTTCTCTGTTGCTACGCTGACTGATGGCGCGTCCATCTCGTGGGATGTTTCGACGTCACAGAAAGCCAAAGTAACCCTCGGCGGCGCACGAACGATGGCGGCGGTGTCTAACCCAGTTGAAGGTGCGACATATTATCTATATGTCTTCCAAGACGGCACGGGTGGTCGCACTCTTGCCTATACGACGACAGCAAGCACAACTGGCACATTTGATTTTGGTGGAGCGACAACTCCGGTCATCACGACGACAGCAAGCAAAGGCGACATCCTTGCGTTTGAAGGCGTCAACATCGGTGGCTACGTCCGTCTCCGGTATCTTGGGATCATGCAGGGGTTTGCGTCCTAATGCCTCTTTTTAGCCCCGGTGCAATTCTTGGCGCACAAGCGTCTGGCTATAAGATTGGCCGCAGCCTTCGCTTTCGCGCGTCCGCAAGCGCGTATTTAAGCAGGACGCCGGGGAGTGCAAGCAACCAAACTACTTGGACATGGAGCGCGTGGGTTAAGCGCGGCGCGTTAACTACATCGGGAAATTTTACTTTATTTTCAGCCGGTGTTGCCGCTCAACCATATTTCCTTATTTCGTTTTCTTCAGATCAACTTGCTTTTGACGCCGTTAATTCTGGGTCCGTTGTTGTCGGTCGCAAATATACTACGCAAGTATTTCGTGATCCTTCGGCGTGGTATCATATTGTTTGTGTTTGGGACACAAGCAATGCAACTGCATCGAGCCGAATGAGAGTATACGTTAATGGTAGCCAAGTAACAGCCTTTAGTTTGTCTACTGACCCATCCTTAAACGCTACCACGCAAGTTAACACAACCGCAGCACATCTTATCGGTTCTTATCCAGGTGGGGGCAACTATTTCGACGGCTACCTAGCCGACATCAATTTCATCGACGGTCAAGCGCTCACGCCATCCTCCTTTGGCGAGAGCAACGCGACGACGGGTGTTTGGCAGCCGAAAGCCTACACCGGAACGTATGGCACAAACGGTTTCTATCTGAAATTCGCAGACAACAGCGGCGCTACTGCCACGACGATTGGCAAGGATAGCAGCGGCAACGGTAACAACTGGACGCCGACGAATATCAGCGTCACGGCTGGAACGACATACGACAGCATGATTGACACGCCGACGCCGTATGATGATGGCGGGAATGGCGTTGGGAATTATTGCACGTTAAACCCGCTTAGAAATTCAGGCGCTGCGTCAGGAACATTTAGCAATGCCAATCTTCAACTATCAGGGACAAACGGCGCGATAAATACATACGGTTCTGGAAGTCAGGCTATCTCTGGAAAAATGTATTTTGAGATAACAGCGACTACCATAGGAACGGCGTCAAGTGGCGGCATTGGCGTTGTCCCGGTGGCAAGCAGTCAGACTACTACTGCTAACACTATGTCTGCGGGCATCTATTACATAGCCAGCGGCAACAAGCGCGTCACAGGGACAAGCAGCGCCTACGGTTCTTCATATACAAAC